CCTCATCAAACGTCAAATTCTTGGGCGTAACCTCAAGATAGTGCACTTTAGCCAGTTCAAGAATTAACGGAATATCCTCAGATGTCGCCTCTTTGATCCGCACTTAATGTAGTCCTATCCATTTCATCCGTCAAACTGTTCTTTTTCCTTATTGTTTTTTTCCACCTGGCATCCTTGGTAAGTAAGAACTGTTTATGCTTGTCACTTATCGGAATCCCTTCCCAGTTCATGCCAACGCTTGTCAGCTTAGTTCCACCAAGCCATTCCTGAATGCTTAAAAACGAAACAGCGCTTTCCATTTTATCTACGCGGTGCCAATCCGTGGAATTTACTCTTACCGCGAGATAGGGAAGAAACTCAGGAAGATTGGTTGCCAGTTTGTCGTTTATAATAAACGGCGGAACAACGGGACAGTCCAAAGCGACCTCGTAGGCGTCTATGTCGGGATGGCGATGGTCCCTAAGCGCTCTATCAAACGGCGCCACGGTTGCATGTTCAACCTGAAACGGCGGTTCCCGATAGATTACCACCGACATAATGTAGCCACAGTCGCGTATCTCTACCGGGTTAGCGATAAAGGGCTCTATCGGTTGCTTAAGAAACCAGTGGGCAAAGTCAATCAGTCCTGGCATCAGTTCGTCCGATCACTACCGTACCAGTCTCGCGCGTTGGAGAGAACTTTGATGTTCTCGCCGGTGTATCCCTCGTAATATTCCTGTGCAACCGTATCGGAGTCGCTCATGGCCATGGTGCGTAGAGCGTCCGAGCCGTTACTTGCCCAGTTGTGAAGTGGCTTGGCGCTAAACTCGTTACGCTCTTCGTCTTTCTTATAGGCGTAAGCTTGAAGCGCGGCTATTCCACTTGCGCATTTTTCCCTATCGAAATAACAGCGCGGTAAGATTTTTCTGACCGCCTCTATCCCATCCTCAATGCTTCCACGTTTAACAATCTCAATGGGCCGGATGCCATTACTCTCGCCCACGTCGCGCCTGACTTCCCCAGTTGAGAAATCCCCCGCCCGCCCGTCGTGGGGCCAATAGTGGCTGACATAGTTATAGGGCTTCTCGTTACGCAATATCTTTGCATAGTGCGGAATGCCGGCGCCTGATTGCTCGTAATAATCAATAAGGTTGATCCGATCTCCTAGACGCTGCGCGAACCAGATCGCGGTTGCGTCACCGTATCCCAAATCCCAGAACGTAAACACCGGCCATTGGGGATTATAAGGAACGTCGGTGATGCGCTTGTCTTTTTCGGCTTGCAGCATTGCCGTGCCGTAGATGGTTCCTTCTTGGAACCCTTCAAACGACGTGTAGTATTCCTGCTGAATGAACTCTTCGGTTTTACCTTGAGCGCGCTCCTTTTCGACTGCCTCATGGCTAATGACCGGCGTACCGTCCTCGCGAAGCGTGTCGTCAATCGTTAACCGTTCACAAAACCAATCGGGGTTGTTCTTTGCCATGTTGAATAGTTTCCAAGCGTGATTGTGACCCTTGGGAGTAAAATTATAAACGGCCCAGCCGCCGTTCTCGACAAGAATCGGTGAAAGCAAGTCCGCGACTTTCGGATCTTGAACCGAATATTCGGAATAGATTATGCCGACTGGATTCGTGCCTAGGATGCTTTCAGGCTTGTCCGATCCGATGAGTTGATAGATGCTGCCATTGGTTAACGTCACCTGGAGTTCGGTTTCGTTCATTCCCGCGACAATTGCCGGCGGGAAATGGTTCATCACTTTGAACTGATTGCCATCGATTGCGTCCCAGATAACTTTTTTGGCCTGGGCATAAGTTGGAAAGATGTGGAAGTAGGTGCCAATGCGTCCGCCCGTCGATTCGGGGAACATGCGCTTGATCATCAAGTTTAGACACGTCTTATCCTTACCATGACGGCGTGGCCAGACGATGACCGCCCGCTTGATGCCATTGCCCATCGCGATAAGAAAGGGCAATTGATAAGCACGCGGATTAAAATTAAACGGGATCGTAATCTGAACGGGTTCGACGGATCGTGCGAGTCGGTTAGCCATTAGGTTTCACTTGTAGATTCTCAACCCCAATGTCTCGTGCATCCATTCATAGAGCGCCTTCTGATCCTGTTCGCTTAATACAAGCACGTTGTTTTTGACGTGCTCAAAGCTTGGTACAAAAAATGTTTGTTCTGTCTTGTTGGCGTAATCCAAATAAACGGTGGGAGATTTACAGGTACAACGCTCAGGATTGCCGCGCTGGCAATTGTCACACACGATTCCATTGAGCGCTATCTTTCCCTCGATAGTTAGATAATCGCGCAACGAATAAAACATACCCGCCCCTTGCGCAGCCGCAACCGCACTGTCCTGGCAATTTACGCAGCCGTTAAAATAGCTCTTATGTAATGAACAAGTCATAATCATTTTCCTTACTCTCTTTCGCGTACAAAGTAAAATTGTACTTTGCGCTTGACTTGTACCGTTAACTCTAGTACAACCCTGTTCATAGGGGGATTTTATGAAAGCCGTTATCTACATGAGAGTGTCCACCAAGGAGCAGACCACCGACAATCAGTTGCTCGATTTGGAAAAAGTCATTGCCCTTAAAAAGTGGCAAGTGGTGGGCAAACCGCTGATCGACCATGGCATCTCGGGCGCCAAGGGCCGCGACAAACGGCCCGCGTTGGACAAGGCTCTGCTTATGTGCGCCAAGCGCGAATGCGACATCCTGGTTGTCTGGGCGCTTGACCGTTTGGGCCGCTCGTTACAGGACTTGCTAAACATCTTAAACGAACTGCACGCGGCTAAGTGCGAACTGTACATCCACAATCAGGGGATCGATACGACCACCCCATCGGGGAAAGCGATGTTTGCCATGCTGGGCGTGTTTGCCGAGTTTGAGCGCTCGATGATTTGCGAGCGAGTAAAAGCGGGACTTGCGCGCGCCGCAACCGAGGGGCACTTTCCTGGCCGGCCAAAGGTTCTACCCGAAGTCGAAGATCAGATCCGCTCCATGCGCAACGCGGGACGGGGAATGCACTGGATTGCCCGCGAGTTGGGCGTAGGAACCGGCACGGTGCAGCGGATCGTAAAGGAGATGGCGTGATGAATAACGATCCAATAGTTTACGGACGCGAGAATCAGACTGTCGTGGCTACCTTACCCAATGGGTTTGTTGTAACAGAAGAAAAGATAAAAGCTATATTCCAAGCGGTTCAAGATTGCGCCAGGGCGCTAACAGCCGATGAAGTCAAAAGTCTTTTGCGTAACTTAGGATTGGATGACTAATGCGTAATCCCGTTAATCTCCGTAAATCGCACAAGCCCAGCGCGCTATCGCGTGAGTTCGCATTCTACAAAAACATGCCGCTGTGCTGTCTGTGTAAAGTGCGCTGCGCCAGTTTGGAAGCGCATTACAAAAACGTCCATCCCGAGTTGTACGCGGTGAGAAAGAAATGAAACTGCATAAGGCGCTTTACGAGCATCCGTTCGTTAACAAGAGTCACTGTCTAGATTGCCAGTGGATTGCATCTCGCACGCTGCGGTTCGCGCCGTACAGCAAGGCCAACGCTTCGCTCAAGAAAAAGAAAGTTATCAAGGATCGCAGGCTCCTACGGGGAGGAAAGTAAATGGCTAGATGCGCCTGTCAAATAGAGTCTTGCCCACTCCACCAATCCGCGCCCGCTATGTACGAGGCACTCCAAATAATAAACGAAGCGTGGCTTGTCGTAACCAGGCACTCATCTGGAAAGTTCCAACTTACTCCAGAGGGGGTTTACAATGTAATGAACGATGCGATGAGCGAAGTTCGTACCGCACTGGAAAAAGCGCAAGGCAATAAGTGATGATGCTTGGGGAAATTACCGAGGAGATAATCGAACTTTACAACTCAGTTATGAGTAGCGATGTTCCCATCCTACGTGATGCCCTGCGCGACCAGTTAGCGGCACGGCTCAAAGCGGAATTTGATATCCACTTCGATGACTGCACGGAAGAAGATCATCAAGCATGTAAAAACTGGACAGATGCTCAGTGGCAAGAACAAGCCGACAAGATTCTACTGGGGGAAAAGTAATGCCCCCCGTAACCGACATATCGCAGACGCGCCGTCCCGTGTACTGTCGCACGTGCTGGATACCCATGCACGATCCGCGCCCCAAGTCCCAGCGTAACTCGTTTGCGTGGTTGTGGGTGTGTCCGAAATGTTCGCTTACGTGGAAGGGGAATGGAGAACAGGAGCCCGAACAATGAAAGATATAGTTCTTGACGAAGATGAACTTGAAAAAAAATTGCTATACTCCCACTTTGCCGGACAAGCCACCGCAATCGAAGAGTTGTCGGCTTGTTATCTCAAGCGGGCCGGTAAGTTATTTGCCGCTGGCAGTCTCGACTCGTCCTTAATGAGACAATTAGGATTGGAGTTAAAGAGCTTGGGTCTCGAGCTCAGGAACAAACAAATGGAGTTTGAGGGCGCGTAACCGGGGCGCGCAAGGGGAACAGGATGAAAAAGAAAAATACTAAGGAACTCGCAACCAAAAGGTTCGCACGGCTTATGTGCCAAATTAAAAATCCAAACTGGAAAACAAACGTGCGAGCCCACACCATGATAGTTAGAATCTGGAAATATCGTTACGGGTACTTACCCTAATGCTCCCCCCATCCATCAAGCTCGTGGCGGACGCCATGTATCAGTCCGACACGCAAAAATTCAAGCGGTTAATCGTTTGGATTCACCAGGCGCAGGGCTGCGCGCACGCGACTAAGGAAGTTCCATAAACACCAAGGGCACCCAAGTTTCCTTGAGTGCCCCGTGTGCTGCTAGCGGGGACCGAACTGCCATCCGGTTTACTCCCCTTCGTATGGGACCGATGTGATTCCCTTATACACTTTTTCTCTTGCGTTTGAAACACGCCTAATCTATTCTCGGGCATGTCGAAAGACAACGCGCCGGCCAGCGCGAACAGAAACAAATCCCGGGGAGAGCCGTTGGTGCCCCTAACACCATCGGCCCCCGGGGATAAACATTTAGGGGGTGTTGTATGCCGAATAGGATCATCAAAGAATCCGCATTAGTCAGTCGCCAGTTAGCAAACCTATCCCATGGTGCCGAACGAACCTTTTGGCGCCTGACTTTAATTGCCGACGATTTTGGCCGTTTTGTTGCCGATCCGGTAGCCGTAAAGGCGCGTTGCTATCCGTTGCTAGCAGATGATATCAAAAGCTTGCAAGTGAAATCATGGCTAAACGAACTAGTTTCGTTTGGCCTAGTAAAACTCTATGTTGTAGAACAGAACAGTTACGGTTTTTTCCCTTCGTGGGCAAAACATCAACAAGTACGAGCAGTTAAGAGTAAATATCCCGATCCGCTAGCAAATGATATCAATTGCAATCAATTGCAAGCAAATGTCCTCGTATCCGAGAACGAGAACGAGAACGAGAACGAGAACGAGAACGAGAACGTATTCGTTAAGAACTCGCCTTCGGCTCGACCCAAAAAATCTCAATTCCCGGAACCATTTTTAATAACAGAAAATCTTCGGAATTGGTGTAAAGAAAGAGACACCACCCCAGAAGCCCACTTCCCCGAATTTCAGGATTATCACATCTCTAAAGGCAGTGTCTTTGTAAATTGGGAATTAGCATTTCACACTTGGATACGAAATTCTGCCAGATTTAACCGGAATGGTGTTGCGGCGGGCCGGCCAACCAAGGGAGAAGAAATGCGGGAAAAAATGCGCGCCGCGCTTGTGAGGGGACTGTGAACAGAGAAAAATTCAATAAATGCTGGGCGGCTCTTCTTGTCCTGCCTAATTCTGATAGGCAAACCCCGGAAAGCCAGGAAATTTATTGGCATGTCCTACAAGACATTCCCGATGACATATTTGAGCGAGGGGTAAAAGATTGCCTAATGTCCAGTACATTCTTTCCCACTCCCCACGATTTAGGCGTTGCCTGTTTTGGTGAGCAAAAAGAGGAATGGGTCGATAAATGCGATCCCTACCGCGAAAAACAGAACTACCGGGAAAAAGTCCCGGCAATCTCGTGGCAGCAAAACATGGCTAAGGTTTTCAAGATTAGAGGCATAGAACCGCCAGAAACTTTAAAACTGGAAGCCCCGATAGACGATCAGGTCGCGCGAACCGATAACCGCCGTATGCGCGAGCTATTCGACGAGGTAAAACGCCTTAAGGCGGTAAACAAAGAACTCCTAAGCGACAGGTGGAACCTAATCCAAGAATGCGATGAGCTGAAACGTAAATTTAACTCAGTTAATTTGACACCCGTGCCCAAGGATAAACCGTCGATTGCCGAGCGCAGAGAACTCCTAAAACAACAGGCAAAAGCGTTATTGGAATCGTCAAAAATTAATTAAAATAATTTCCCCATGCCCCGGATTCTATGCTAACGTCCGAAAAGGGCGCGAGCGGCGTGGAAGGACACGCAGGTTCAGGTTCCGCTTGGTGGCGAATCAATCTTTTGATTCGATTCTAAGAACTCGGTTTGAGTCCGTTTATGTCCAAGCAGCCGGTATCAAGCCCAGCCTCGCGCCCTGACTTAAAAGCCAAATCCGAAAGGAACACCACCATGAAACCATTACCCGCCACTATCGCCCTACTCGCCGTTCTCCTGTTCCCCAGCTGGGTCCATCCCGCTCTGATAACCGTCACCTCAATCCAGGCAACCGTAAACGGCATAACCCTTGGCCCGCTTGCCGGCTGGAGCCTCCCCCAGAACCTTAACCCCGGCCAGTCGCTCGAAGTCGGCCAGATAGGCCCAACGTTCAGTTTCGATAACTCCGACACCTCGGGGTGTACCGCCACCCCCCCCAGTTGCCTTGCCACCATAACGGTCCAAACCAACCTGGGCCTCATAACTTACACCGAGTCCACCCCAACACTTGCCGGCAGACAGAACGGCATAGACCCCGTTAACAACACGTTCAACGAGTCCTCCCAGTTCCATGCCACCAACCTGACATCCGGCCCACTGGGTGCCTTGTCCCTGTTCATTGGCTACTTTGACAACTCCCATACCGATGCGTGCACAGACACCAACTCCGGTGCACTAGGCCCAGAAACCCCCGGTAACTGTAAACCGGACTTCAACGCCACGTTTAACCGTTTTACAGGCGCTACCCTGACAGATGGCCCAGGGGCTGTAAACTTTGTTACCAGTAACCCTAACCACTGCTTTACGGGTGCCCTAGAGAACTCCACCCTTACCAACTGCTTCGATAACGGCATCCTGTTACTCGTCAACTCCACCCATGCCACCCCGGAACCCCTGAGTGCACTTATGCTGGGACTAGGACTCCTAACCGTGCGCGTACTCGTTAAGAACCGCCCCTAAGCTTATCTAACCCGCTCAGAATATGCCTAAATCGCTCCAGAATGCCCAAGAAAGCGTTTGCAAACGCTTCAGTGAAGGATTAAGATTTATGGCATGGATTACGATGATGAATGGCCACGGTGCCATTATTGCGGTTGGGCAGCTTCTGGCATAGATCATATCCCCCCTTTATCGGTCAGGGCGGCATTTGTTGAGGCTGGCGCAGTCCATCGTTGGGAAATCAAAGATGTGCCGTGTTGCAAGGAATGTAACTCAGCACTTGGAGCTAGAGCGCCATTTAGCTTGGTTGATAGACGAAAACTTGCTAAAGCTCATTTAAGGCGTAAGTATAAACGCTATCTTAGAATGCCAGATTGGCGAGAGGAGGAAATACAATGCTTGGGTTACAATCTGCAAATTATGATCAGAAAGAATCTGCAAGTCAGAGAAACGGCCCTCTTACGATTGGGTTGGTAAGGAACTGCGAATCCTGTGGTAAGCAATACAAAGTGAAACGACTCAACCATTGGCACTGCAAACCAAGTTGCCGATGGAACTCCTGGAATAAATCCCACCCACGATCCCATTCTTAAACATCAGCCTACCCTGAGCCTTAGTTTTAGATGTAACGGCTTACAGTGGCCTGTAATGGGCCATTTCGTGCGCTTCCCTAGAAAACAGGTTCTTTTTACATATCCCCAATTTTAGCTACCCTAAGTTACCTTGCGCAGAGTCGTAGACTTAGTGGTCTGAACATACTCACCAGATACCGATCTCTTTACCGAATAGCTTTCCACCGTTACCGCTTTCCTGAGCCATGGCAACTTTCTCGGTGCGTGACTAGTCCACTGCTCCGGCAACGCTGACGCCGCACCATACAGCAGAAACGGCATCACCTCCCATGACTCCAGTGGCCATGGCCCTAGTACGCTTACCGTATGCGTTATGTGCATGTCGTAGTCCATGCCCTGTGTCGTTAGGCTTGCCGTCATCATAAAAGTAACTCCTTTTTTACTTGCGCCAAAATTTAGGTGAATGTATACCATAACTGTACAGGGAATGTGAACCTTTGTTATGGCAAAGTTTTCGGGTGGGTTCCCTCGGCGAGAGGCCGGGTTCCAAATCCGGGGGTGCCGGGGGGGGTCTCGTCCTGGCAATGTCCAGGCTAGGGGATGGTCATAGACTAGGTCCGTGCCATAGACAAGGCACGACTAGCACCGGCAGTGTACGGAAAACGTAAGCGAATTGAACGAATGAGAAGTGAACGATTACAGCTACTTGCAACGTACCAAGTGAGCGTACTGGTAAAGGGTGTTATTTGTACTCTTTGACCGCGACCGGCGTCGCAGTGCTCGGCTCGATACCAGGAGCCTGATTGACAGTGATGGTCTTATACTCAACGATGTTGATGGTGGTAGGAGCCAGGTTGACGGCACTGGGAGCTGGCCTGTACTTGTCGGGCATATCACCGTTTAGGCTAAACATAGCCAGGATGTCACTGTATTCCTTGTAATGTCCTGTGATTCTACCCTGATAGATGATGGGCTTGTCATTGCCATGGAAGGCCCTGCGGACTACTTCAGACTCACGGAAGTCTAACGACATGCGTTTGGCACGGTCAAAGGCGCTGGCATAGGCCGGATCGTAATATTTGTTGGGTTTCTCGGGAGTTGGAGGGTAATACCAAGCATAATGACTATCCGTACTAACACCACAAAGTTGCTCTGCTAGCCATACACCGCCGGTTTGCGCCATTGCACGTAGGTATGCTCTCTTTTTGGGGTTACTTATTTCGGCAAATACACT